TTTAAGGAGGCTGGTCTTAATCCTAACCTTATTTACGGTGGTCAAACATCCTCACCTGCCATATCTACCGCTCAACAACGTTCATCATCACTATCTACACCTACGCCTAAAGGAGCTATCCCTACTAGTTGGGATTTTACACCGATGTCTAACGCCATTGGTAACTCTCTATCTACTTATATGCAGATGAAGGAGAGTGCTGCTAGGACTAATAATTTAGAGGCGCAGAATAATGTCCTTAAACAGGAAGAAATCCTTAAGGCAACAGATATTGCTGGTAAAGGAATAGCTAACGCAACCAACCAATTCGAGCTCGACAAAGCCAAACAACTTCGTCAAACTAGTATCGACGCTGCAGAGACATCTCTCAAACAGCAACAACAATCAATCGACCTCGCCATGCAGCGAAATCAAAGAGAGGGGATGATGAATGCTCAACAAATACTTGAGAGCAATCAACGTATCAAGAACATGAGTTATGACAACATTAACAAGCACCTTGATAGCCAATTAAAGACCATGCAGCTAGGTTATAAAATGATGGGAATAGAGCCATCCGACAATATTATATTTAGGATAATGGCTAGAATGTGGAATGAATCAGGTGCTAATACCGTTGACTTTATGCGCTGGTTATCTGAAAAATGGAGAGGTAACAATTATCAATTTGAGGACAAAGGAAATTATTACGAAATAAAATAGTATCTTTATGCTAACTAAAAATTTTAACTATGTCTCGTTACAGAAACCACCGCCGCCGCTCGTACAACCGATACAGTCGCCGCCGTTTTTCACGCTATTATACTGTACCTCGAGGCGGTATCCGAATGTAAACAAAGTCCTATGCGAATGCATAGGACTTATTTTTTAATCTTCCAAATTTTTTTTTATGTCTATCTTTAATAAGATTCAACTGAAACGCCCAAAAACGTCAATTTTTGACCTATCTTATGACCATAAACTGTCCCTAAAAATGGGATATTTAGTACCTGTCCATACACAAGAATGTGTACCAGGAGACCACATCACAATGAGTAGTGAGGCTATGCTTAGGATGATGCCTATGATTAGTCCCATAATGCATAAGGTGGACGTTTACATGCACTTTTTTTTCGTCCCCAACCGTATACTTTGGAAAAACTGGGAAAAATTTATTACTGGAGGTGAAGACCCAAATTCAGTACAACCTCTGTTTCCAACGATGGGATTTTACAACACCCAATCGTCTCAACCTCCTTCGTCTCTCACGGATTATTTAGGACTACCCGTTAACGTAGATTTCGGTGATGCTCAACAACCTATCTCAGCTCTCCCATTTGCGGGTTACTACAAGATTTGGCACGAATTTTACAGAGACCAAAACCTCATTCAGTCAAACGATATTGAGTTAGTCGATGGAGTACAACCTCAAGTCATTGATGACGAATTACTGAAGCTCCGCAAACGTGCGTGGGAACACGATTATTTCACATCTTGCCTTCCATTTGCGCAAAAGGGTGATGCTATTAGATTACCTGTTACCTACCCTACTCAAGATGTATTCATTAAAGTTGACCCTCAAGCTGGTGGTGCTAATCCTCATTTCATTGATGGTACATCTACTCCCGTTAGTTCGGGAGACCTTCAACAACTTAACTCTCCCGACCGTATAGAGTCAACTGGACAAGCAGACCCCGCAACTTACGACCCTGCAGGCACTTTGTTTTTTCCTACGGCCGACTTGAACTCTACCACAACAATTAACGACCTCCGTACTGCATTTTCACTTCAGAAATGGCTCGAGAAAAACGCTAGAGCTGGTACACGTTACATAGAGTCGATATTAAATCACTTCGGAGTGCGTTCGTCTGATAAGAGGTTACAACGACCTGAATACTTAGGAGGTTCTAAAGCATCAATGGCTATCTCCGAGGTGCTACAAACATCCGAGTCTGCAGCTACTCCGCAGGGTGGAATGGCTGGTCATGGTATCTCTGTATCAGACGGTCGTAACTTTAGTTATTATTGCGAGGAGCATGGTTATATACACGGACTAATATCTATTCGTCCAAAAACAGCCTATTATCAAGGCGTTCCAGCACATTTCAGCAAGACACAGGATAGGATGCAATACTATTGGCCAGATTTCGCACATCTCGGTGAACAACCCGTATTGAATAAGGAAATTTTTCTGCAGGACGGTACATTTAACCCTGACGATAACATTAAAACATTTGGTTACATACCACGTTATTCCGAGTACCGTTTCAACTCATCTCGTGTCTCAGGCGAGATGAAAACGTCATTAGAATTTTGGCATATGGCACGAAAATTCGCTACCCCTCCATCGCTCAACCAGTTATTTGTTGAAGCTGACCCGACAAAACGAATATTCGCTGTAGTATCTCCTAATGATGACGAGATAGTAGCACATATTTATCACAAGATTATAGCCAAACGACCTATTCCATTATATGGCAATCCGGGAGGTATCTAATGTGTTTCAGTCCAATTAATATTAAAGATGATACTGGAAATAGTCCGTACAGATACGTACAAGTACCCTGCGGTAAGTGTCTTGATTGTCGCAAGGCTCGTTCTAATAGTTGGGCATTTCGTTTAGAGCAAGAGGATAAATCCTCTTGCTCATCATTATTCACTACTTTAACATACGCCGATGAATATTTACATTATGCGGATGAAAATCCAACGCTGGTTAAAGAACACCTGCAGAATTTCTTCCGAGCTATTCGAAAGCGAACTCGAAAAAAGCTCAAATATTACGCTTGTGGAGAGTATGGTTCTACTAGTTTACGTCCTCACTATCATGCTGTTATTTTTGGTCTTACCCAAGATGATATTGTAGATAATTGGAAATTCGGTACACCTCATTTTGGCGACGTTAATGGCGCAAGTATTAGATATGTAACTAATTACATTAACAAGTCTAAAGGTCTTAGCCCTGATGGCGTTCAACCCGAATTTGCCTTAATGTCTAAGGGATTGGGCAAGAGTTATCTTACTCCAGAAATTCGTACATGGCATGAGCAACACTACGCTAACTATGTAGTTTTACCCAATGGTGTGCGACAAGCACTCCCTCGTTATTACCGTGATAAAATCTTCACCGACAGCGATAAAAAATACATATCTACTCTGCTATCCATGCGCAAACACGATGAGGAATTACGATTACATTTAGAGGGTTACGACTACGCACAACTCGAAACAATGAGAGTAAACACGATGAAGGCTAAACAAGAATCTGCCAACTTTAAAGATTACTTACGAAATTTTATTTAAAACAACAAAAAATTTTTTTTATGAAAGTCATACAGACAGCGCTCTCCTACTCCATCTCTGATGGAGAAAATAACAATCAGCCATCATTAACAGTTCCCGATATGGCTATGTCAGTTCAAGAGATATTACAACGGTTTGCTACCGGCAGACCAATTCCTGATTTCTCAAACAACCTCCACTACGGAGGTGAAGATTATTACCCTGATATGAAAAAGCTCGACCTCGTCGAGCAACAAGAGATTATTGAAATCAATAATCGACGTATTCAAGAACTTGAAGATAAAATCCGACGCTCTGCAGCAGCAGCAGCTAAGGTTAAACAATTAGAGGCATTCCCTCCTAAACCTGTAGAGCGACCAAACGATGCAACGCAAAGTGCTGGTAATCAACAAGTTACGGAGGTGAAGCCTCAATAAGCACTATATACTACTTGATAATATAGTGCTAATCGGTTCCATCCGATTAAAAGTTCTTTGAAATATGGGAAATATTACAAATAACACCACATAGAAATATTTGGGGGACAAGGGAGTGGGTCCCTTCGACCCCTCCCTACTCCGACCGCGGTCGGGGCCCCAAATGTTTCGCCACAACAAATTCATTATTAACCATTTAAAACAAATATACTATGGCATTTCCAGCATGGGCAGCAGCCGCGATACAAGGCGGAGCAGGTATAACTGCCCCAATTATTAACGGTCTTATGACGCAACGTGCAAACCACGATGCTATGATGTATAACCAGTCTATGTACTGGATGCAGCTCGAGGATGAACGCAAAAACTGGAACTTACAAAACCAGTATAATGAAGGATTATGGAATAAACAAAACGAGTATAACGAACGAATGTGGGCTAAGATGAATGCTTATAATTCACCAATGGAACAGATGAAACGATTTAAGGAGGCTGGTCTTAATCCTAACCTTATTTACGGTGGTCAAACATCCTCACCTGCCATATCTACCGCTCAACAACGTTCATCATCACTATCTACACCTACGCCTAAAGGAGCTATCC